CGTGTGTGGAATTGATACCAACAAAGTTTCGGAATACTACAGAAGCAGAGGCTATGAAACGACACCTGATGTTGAAGACATTTGGGACATTGATGTTGAAGTTTGTATTCCAGGTGAAACCGATGAAAGTGAAGGTGTATACGAACCAGTATATTGGAAAGGACGCAAACTCAGCAATATGTCTTTACCTGATCTTTTGCCTTTCTTCGTAGAAAAATTTGAAGAGCACAGACAGAATCAAGATGCCCTTTTAGCACGATCAAAAGAGAAAAAGAAAGGCACTGAAGTTTTGTGTGGAATTGAAGGTTGTAAAATGCCTGTCTATGCATGCAAGTGTCATGAACGTGAAAGAGCTGAAAGAGATGCTTTGGAAGTTAAAGAAAAGGAAAAAGAAAAATATGATACTCAAATGGGAGAAGTCAATTTCAATATGGCAACACTAAGAAATCGTTTTAATAGTTTGCCTTTTATACCCACTATTGGAGTTGATCTTCCTCTCGTTAAGTACATGGACTACGCTTTTGCCTTCTTTATGAGGAAACAGATATTGTCGCGTTACAAGCAACAAAGTTTTACCAATTTTTGTTTAGCACTCATTATGTTCTTTATTAATCCTGCTATGGCCATTTGCTATTTCATAATATCTCAAGTGTATATATTTTCACGTGTGAAAGGAGAGATAATACAAGAGGCCAAAGACCGTTTTTCTTTTAAGAATATGCGGGCAGCTTTGATGGACTCGTATCGCAACAAATTTGTTCAACTGGGTGCAATTACTGCGGCTATTTTGGCTGCTATCCAAATGTACCGACAATACAAGAAGTTTATTCCTCAAGGTAATTTGTGCCCCTCAAACGTGACTGAGATTGAGAAGAGGGATGCGGAAAAGAATGTTTGGGCTAGTATTTACAGACAGCCTTTACCTATTTCCGACAATTCCAAAACTGCTAGTCATGCCCAAGTTGTAAGTTCAGTTGATAAGAATTTGTGTTGTGGTCTCGTGTACCATAAAGGAGACACTTATGTTATGTCAGCAATTTTTATTTGTACTGGTATGGTTATTGTACCTTTGCATTATTTTAAACTCTTGGACACGACTGAACTTTCTGTACGCTTTATTAAGCATGTAAATCCTGATAGCCCCGGACACAGTTTCAGGGCTAGGATTTCTCTTAGTGCTGCGTATATTGTACCGGATGCCGATTTTGTTGTGTGTTACTGCTCTAGTGGTGGATCTTTTAGAGACATC